TTCTTCTTACGAAGAAGGTTCAAGTAGAATTCAGAACTCTCATCATTAGGAACAGGAAAGCCTTTGTACTTCTCATCGGGGAAAACAGTATCAACCCAGCAGAGTTGTTCATAATTGGAGATTTGTTCACGAATGAAGCCAAACCGGGACACCAGAGAATGATTGACAGCAACATCCATGGCAACATTTGCCATTTGTGCAAGCTCTGGCTTGTTGAAGCGTTGTCCATGGTTCAAGAGAATGTGCAGGGCCTCGTGGCAAATCACGAATAACTTTTCATATTCAGAGCATTGGTTCCAAAATTCGGGGTTGAACTTCCAGTTGATGCATTGCCCAATTTTGTCAAATTGAACACAAGCAGTTGGGATTTCATGAGTGAAAACTGGCTTGCCAAGATGCCACATTTTATAGAATACGGAATGGTAGGGCTCAAGACCAATACAAATGTCTTGCCATTCCTTTTTGCTCATTTGAATATCATTAGCAGGCAGAGAGAGAGACATCGGCACCTCCTTGGTTATTGTAATTAACATCATAAATAGCGTACTGTTTCAAAAGTTTCGCCATATCTGCCAAGCTGGAACTAAACTTGACAGTACTAGAATTTACGCAACGACTAACCAAAAATTTCACAACTGAAGCAAGGCTGGCAAAATCATCACTCTTCAATGTTGCCACAGATGAAGAGCTTACAATCTTTTGCAACAGTTGCAATAGGTCCATAGCAGACTTTTCATCAATGTCATCTGAAATCGAGTCCGATATCCTGTTATACAAATCAACCTTTTGTTCAATTGTATTCGTAGCCCAACTATTCATATGAGCAACCTGATTAGCGATCAAAGCATTGGACTTTGTATGCTTTGGCTTAAAAACCGGCACCTCGTTGCCCGGAACAGCTTGATAAGGGGCATGGTGAAGATCAGGCGTTTCAGACTTAATCTTATTAGTAAGCCTTCGCACCTTGGCTTTCAAATCATCGTTTGTGCCAACCATGATGTTTTGAAGAATGATTTGATAATCATGCGACTCACGGTTCCTAACCAAAAACTCTAAAACTTTATCATTAGATGACATAAGAGCCATCAGCTTTTCTTTATTGATGAACGGTAGGAAATAGTTGAAATACTCCTTATTGTTAAGGATATATCTTAATGCACCATTGCAATTATTTTCTGAAGAAAACCAAGCTTTTGTTGCTTTAGGGTCTTTTTTCGAAAAAAAATCTCGAAGCTGGTGCTCTACAGAACCGTTCTTGAGAGACTGCCGAAACTTGGTGATGTTGGCGCTGACAGGGAGAACAAACTCCATGTCTCCACCATTCATATAGTCATCAAGAGCATATTGCAGACGACGAGGAGAGACCTTGTTCTTCTCAATTTCAGGAAGCTCGTTCCACCACTCAATTGCAGCTGAAGCAGCAGCATCACCAAAACGCTTGATAAAGAAATCACTATCGCAAGCGTAAGGCAGCGACACCTGAACCTGAAAACGATCCTCTTGTGCAGGATCAATCTTTTCAACATCGTAAACATCATCTTCAGTCGTTGGGTTGACCGCAGCCCATACACACTTCAAGTTTGGGAAAACAAGACCGTTAATTGATTTCTTTTGAATCAACTCCATAACAGCGTTGCGAACCTTCTTTGGAGAACGATTGTACTCATCAAAGAAGATAGCAACAACATTACCTTTGTAAAGATTTTGTGGTCTGATGATTCCAAGATACTTATCACCATTCTTATCCAGTTGTTCCTTGGGAACACCGATCAGGTCAACCCACGGATCGAGAGTGCTTGCGCTAAAGTAAAGATAGGTATCATTTTGCACCAAACCATGCCGCTCAAAACAGGATTGAATACGGGCTGTTTTGCCAACACCATGTTTGCCGCTGAGCAAAACATTTTGGTTAGTGTTAAACCAATGATCCAGACGCTCATCCGTAATAGCAGCCATTATAAAATCCTCCATAAGTATTGGTTACTGTATCGTATTGAACAGTATTAGGGGAAACCGAAAAAAGTTTCGCCAGACATTTTAGATGATACCGATTTAAGGAAAAAGCAACAACTAATTGAAAATTTGAAGTTGGTTTCTTTCAGAAATATAGATATTATCGCCAAGGTCTAGCTCAAACCATATATCATAAATTCCGACTTCCATATCAGTTGTATCAATCATATAATAACCAAATCTTTTTTCTCTGAATGTAACTGGTTCCCCTTCTATTACCATTCGAAGGTCTTGTTCTTCAGGCAAACATGCTCCCGACCTTTGTTCAATAGACACTTTCATTTGCCCAACAATAGCAAGGTTCTCATAGTACCTTTGTAAGTCCGTTCCCTTCGGTACATTAGGAGTTACCTCGATAACAATATAACGCTTGCTGCCTTGTCTTAATCTTGATGGCCTAAAGGCAAAATTGAAATCATAAACAACGGGTATCGGTGTTGTGTACCAGAGATTGGGATAAACAGTAAATGGGTTTACAACTTCAGATACTTCGTCATAAACATTATTAAAATTAACTGTCCAAACATCAACATAATTACCGATTGTATATTGGTTTTCTTCCACCAATATTTCGGTATAATACTGCCCTGTATCTGTTTGTAATATATCAACCGGATCAATTGTTTGAACAAGTGTTCTTGCTGCCGGATCGTTTATTCCAGCACCATCAGCTAATTTGTAGATTTCAATTTTAACAATGTCGTCTACATTAGCAAAATTGTTGCTATTGTAAAAAAATAAACGAAGGATGACTGTGTCACCAACAACTGGATTTTGATATCTTTCTTTTACTGCTGCCATCCTTTATTTACCTCTTAAATTGTCATTTTTTATTCTTTTCCAATTCTTCCTGTTCCATATTCTTCTGTTCGATAAATCTTTCCATGAGAAAACGCCGTTCAGCGACCTGCATCCCACCCCATTCCTCTCGGCTAGTACTCAAGTGATAACGAAAGAAGAATATTTCCTCCATAAGATTTTTCCATAAAACTATGCTTGGGTTTTCTCCTTCTTCTTGCCCCTTGGGAAGAAAAAATTTGCTTCAAGTGGTAATTCAATTTGGAACTCATCAGATGTCATCGGAGAAATTACAGATACCTTTGTATCAATGCCAAATGGAGGCTCTGTTACCAAATTCCTTAAATAAGAAACATCTTGAATGGGAAGGTTCTTGATAAGTATTTGCAATTCATTCTTATCATTAACTCCTTGAATTTCTTCTATAAGCTGCGCTGTTCGATAAATAAGGCTATCGTCAGATGCACCATCGCTAGCGTTCTTGAGCTTCCTTTCCCTGTACTCTTGCAAAGCAATTTCATCTCTTCCCCTGCTGAGCCTATAAGCTACTGAAAGGCCACTCTTTGGCAAAATGTCCATCAAAGCAGGTCCATAATCATCAGGGCAATTTTCAACCTCAAGACTATCCAAATCAATTACAGTCGTAAACTTGCGATCACTCTCTGGGTCTTTGATTTCCACTTCATATTCAGTACCGTAAGATATGCCTCTAAGATAAATAAGAATAAATGTTCTATCTACAGAAAGAAGATTCTCTGGTTTAATGTTTTCTTTAATACATCTTGAGAAGATCATATTAATAGCTGTCCCCTTTTTAACAAATCGAGGAGTGGCCAGTATTTGTTCTTCCTCACCAGTCATGGGTCTGATATTAAGTTTGCCGTTAACAGGGCCGTCTGTGCCGTCATAAAATCGGCCTAATGAAGGTAAAGTAACTTCTTCATAATGACTGGAATGAGATTTAAGATTCTCAAGAATACTCTGTAAATTACCGCTGAAATTTTGCGAAAAAGTATTTATGCTTGGAGCGTTGGTAAGAATTGGCCCTTGAGTTTCAGCAGCACCGCCAGTCCGTTGAAGCTTTTCCAAAAGCTTTGGAGGAATATTCCCGGAGATTTTTACTTTCGATTCATCTTCAACATCCATCCGAGCAGTTACATGCGGAGGCAAGGGCTCTGGTTGCATTGCAGGATTGAATGCAGGATGCTGATGTGGCATATTGTGCATCGGGTTATTCGGCACTTGTGGATTCTGGTTTGGTCTTTGTGGGCGGTAAATTTCATCAGTCATTTTTTCTCCTAATTTCACAATTTAACATTATAATAGTTTATGCCTATAATTTTAACTTCAAAAAATATAGAAGATATTATATTTAAGAACAAAAAAATAACATCTAAGCTAACAAAGCATAAAAAACTTTTTGATAATTGGAATATGTCACAAATTATTCCTTCTTTAAAATTCATACGATCTGAAAGTATTATCAAATTAATTAAACAACTAGACTCTGATGATCTTTTTATTATAAAAGATATATTAAAAGATGATGTTCTTGTTGATCAAGATTCGTCGAGCAATGTCAAAAATACTCAAGGTCAAATTGACAATCTTGAATTCCATCTACCAGAAGACTTTAATTGTATAGATTTCTGTTTGCATCGCAATAAGGCAGGCATAGGGGTAACATTATGGAAATAGTAAATTTGTTTTTTTGTGTAATAGGTACAGTTGGTATGACTCAAATTATTGTTGAAAGTGAAATTTCAGCAAAGTTTAAATCAGTTCTTGAGAAGTTTGCACCCAAGTTTCTGATGAGTCTTCTGAATTGTTACCAATGCTCAGGTTTTTGGTCTGGTATATTTATGGGACTAATTTTTTATTTTCCTAAAGAGATTTCCTTCTTTGATTTAGGAAAAGTTTTTGCCATAGGATGTGCAGGGTCTTGTTTGTCTTATTTTTATGCCATGTTTTTGATGTACTTGGAAGCTAACACACAGATTAAAGTTCATGAATAAAGAAAAATTGATATATTGGTGTGAACGGTGTTCTAAGAAATATTATTTTGATATTTCTGATGAATTATTGGAAATACAGAGAGCGATTCTACAGAAAAAAATTCCACATATAGAGCCAGAGACAAGTAAAAAAACAACTCCTGAATATTTTGAGAGAAAAAGTTTTAAAAAGTGTAAAACATGTGGGTATCTGTTGAAGGAATTAAAAAATGAAAAATAACGATATTACACTTTTAGATATCAAGACTGCATTGCGTGATAAAAGATTCCGTGAAAAACTCCCAGAATCTGTTCTTCCTGATGTACAGAAGTTTTTAAACAATCCAAGCTGTACTTGCAATTTCCCAATCTACGAAAAGATCATGCGAGAAGCAAAGTCAGCTTTGGAAGAATATTTCCCAGACAAGCAATACAAGTCTTTAGATGAAAAAATAGACAAACTCTCACGAAATAACTGGTCGATCATAAATTGCTCAATAGGAGAACTAGAGGCAAAGCTTAAGGGTTTGCGTCCCGGTAGAAAACAAATAGCAATATCTCGATACGAAGATCAAGTAACGGTGGTAGTCAATGAACTAGAAGAATTGTTTTGATCTGAACTTATTACTATTTTTATGCTATCAATTGTCTTTTTAACTGACGCATACATTTTTTCAGCGTATTTTTCATTTCTGTCAATCCATATTGGCTGAGTATCAAATATATCTCTATTTTGTTTTACTGTTATTGCATTTTTATATATTTGAAGAGATTTTTCATAAAACTTATTATCTAGCAATACATCTCCCCAAGCACACCATAATTCGCACATAGAAGGTGCTAAAAATATTGCTATTCCTATATGTTCTAAAGATTTTTTAATATTATTTAATTTGAAATTATAAATTAAACTGCAATAATATCTTATCATTATTTGGTTTTGGTTTTCTGTGGAATTATGAAATACCCATTTCTCAGACTCTAAAACAAATTTTTTATAATCTTTTTTCTGATATAAATTTATTAAATCTTTTAGACTATTATCTAAAATTGGACTTTTGAATTTTGTATCAGAATTGTGAATTAAAATCTGTTGAGAAGATTGTTCTTTAAATAACAATCTATTTGAGAAAAACCTTTTTTGTTTTTTGATCCAAATCCCATCGCTTACACACACAAAATTCGTTTTAAGATCAAAATTGTCTAGAGAGATGTGTTTTATTGTTTCATTTGCATTAATTTTGAGAATGCCATCAATTTTGTTTTGATAACAATACTTTTCCAAAAGATTTCTATCAGTTAAAGTTTTAATGTCTAAGTACTTATAGTCTGGATTAGTAGTAACTATTAAGTCAGAAAATTTCTTAAAGTAAATCTCTTGCGATGGATTAGTTAATTGATCAATTAATATTGCTATCATTTACTTTTTCCTCTAAAATTAATTTAAATATATCTTGTTTCTTGACAAAGCTTTTATTTTTATCTAAAATTTCTATAATATGCATCAAGAGATGTTTTTTTTGCGGATTCCATAAATAATCGTAAAAAATTTCGATTATGCTTTTCATTTATATTACCCAAGGAGCAAAATGTCTACCGAATATCTAAACAATAAATCATTTGAGATAATAATAATTAAGTATCAAAAAGCACAAAGAGCAAAACAACGGTTAAGCTTTTTGCAAAAAGATATTGAAATGCAAAAACAAATCGCAAAAAATCTCAAATGTCCTTTGGTAGTTGATGAATCTGAAATCAAAAATGCAGAATTAGACTATGCCGAAGCCCAAAAAATACTGGCAATTGCCTTTTATACTTTGTCGCAAAACATTGTTAGGTATGCAAAGTTTAGCCATATAGACGAAGATGACGCTGTGCAGGAAGGCGTTTTAATATGCTTTGAAAGAGCAGAGAAATTCGATCCCGCCAAAGGAAAAGCCTTCAACTACATGACAACATGTATTCTGAACCATTTCAGGCAATTGTGGAGATCAGCTAGAAATTATCAGGAATTAAAGAAAAGATACAATGATTTGCAGCAAATTAAATTTGGAATGGATTTGATGAATAAACGAAAAGATAAAATTTATAGTAAAAATTTTGACAAGTATTATGAAACAAGATAGTCTTTGTACATAATTATTCATATAATTGTTTGCAATTATTTTATTATGAAAGGAAAGACTGCTTATATGCTGTCCTGATACCATGAGAAAAAATTTTTTAGAAGTTTTAGAGAAACAAGAAATTCTGCAAATTTTGGAAAACAGCGGTTTTAAAGATAAAATTGAAGCCCTTCTTTTAAATGAAAATAAAGTTTATACGAAAAAAGGCAGGTTGAATAAAAGCGGAGCTTGCAGGATTCTAGGAATGAAACCGAAAGAGCTAGAAAACTTCTTAAGCAAATGTAGAGAAACAATTAAAGCAGACCAATTTCTAGACTAGTTTTTATAAGCCCTATCATACCTTATTGATATGTCAACAGTTACAACATCGGAACTTGCCATATCAAATGAGCCAAAGTTTGCACTTTCACAATAAGCCCCTTCTAAAATCCAAACATCTAAAGGATTTCCACATCCATCAAGAGTGAAAATCCTGCATAATTTTTTATGCGTGTTGCCCTTGGTATAAAGTCCAAAATTTGGATTATATATTTGCAATATCCAATTCCAAACTGGATTATTTGATGATATATCATATAGGGTTACATTAATTGGATCGAAGCTGGGTCTTGATGGGAAGCTAATAGTTTCTTGTAGGTGAGGAACGGTTATTGCGTCGAATTTTATTGACGGTCTACCAGCAGTTAAAGATGGCCAAGAGAATACACCATCATCGCAAACACCCGGAATGGTAAACAGATACCTGAACTTCCTTTTGAAGACAGTTTGCCATGCCCAAGATATTCCAAGAAGTTGTGCCACTATAATCCTCCAAGTTATTTATGATCACATATGAAAAAAGGCATCAGTAAAACTGATGCCTTTAAGGTGTTGTTTAATAATTTTAATCAGCATCCATTGAATACTGGTTGTGCTCCAGCCAAGTTGGTTCTGTTCATGAACTGATATTTCAAGCTTAATGTGATATCGCATTGATCGTTTGAATCATATCCAAGATCACCAAAGTCAACACTCTTTGGCCAGCACATATACATTGTGAATTGCTCTAGGCCATTACCGCAACCATCTAGCATTACAAGCTTTGATGTAGCTGTGTAGCCACCGGGACCAGTAGCTCTGACGGCCATTCTTGGATTAATTGGGCTGCTTGTAGGTGACAAGAAGTCATATACTCCACCAATCCAATTGTAAAGCTGCAACATGCTGTTGTCGCTATCAACAATGTCGTAATACACAACTTCGGCATCGCCAAAGGTTGGTTTTCCGGGCATTGGCATATAGCCGTGCAAGTGATGCACAGTTACTTCTTGCATGTCAACGCTAGGTCTCTTGGTTGTTTTTACGAAGTGGTCAGGGATAAAAGCGCTAGCGTTGCCACCAATGCCGTCAACTCTGAAAACCCATCTAAACTTCCTTTTGAATGTAACATTTTGATCGGCAATTTTGCCAATTCCCATATTGTAGGCCATAAAAGTCTCCTATCTAGTTATTAAACAACTACCGCAGTATTTTCAGTAAAGCTGCCAGTTCTATGCAGAGAGAACTCAATAAAGATGAACTCAGCTGCCTTGACTGGCTGTACGCCAATTCTGGCTCTCATTTCGTTTCTATCAATCACATCTGGTGTATTGAGTTCAGCATCGCACTTGACTACATAGTCATAGATGCCTTGATTCGTAACTACATTCTGTAGAATACCTTTGCAAAGATCAACAAAACGCTCTCTCAATTGCTCGGTATGTGGATCGAACAATAGTGAACGGCTTTGAATTCTGATATTCTTTTCGAGATAGAACATCAATCTTCTGACATTCACTCTGTCTAGAGCGGTTGGCCTGCGCTGCAATGTCTTTTGACCCCAGATCAAGAACCCATCAATATCAGGATATGTGATAATTGGGTTGATTGCATTTCTGTTGCCATACATGAGGTCTCTCTCTGTCAAGGTTGGCTGAGAATAGACATCTGTGATGCCGGGGACAACGCCTCTGTTAACACCAGCAGGAGCAAACCATGGGAAGGACAAACTGTCGCTTCTCGCAATTGTTGCAACCACAGCACCGCTAGGAGGAATCCAAACATCTAGATTGTTGAAGGTGTCACGAATCTTGACCCAAGGCCAGTAAAGAGCTCCGAAGTCGGAATCAAATCTGGTTGTATTGAGAGGATGCACACCATTTTGCCAATCAATGATTTCCTGTGGTGTTAGACCAAAGGGAGGATCAACGATTGCCAAGCAGTCTTGACGAAGGTTTTGGCAGAGATTGAGCAGAGCAACAACCACACTTGTGGAAGAGTGTCCGGGAACTGCTACAAGATCAATGTCAATTTGCTCTGGCTCAGATAGCGCATAAAGGCCTGTATAAGCTACAGGGCTTCCAATTAGTAAAGCGTCTTGAGCATCTGGGTCTGTTGGGATACCATCAGTACCACCTGTTAAAGCAACTCCAGTAGCTGGGCTGTTAACAGGAGGAGCAGTCACAAGAACATTGTCTGTAACCTTGATGTAATCGCTGACCAGAGCAAGATATGTTCCAACATAATACTGAGACATCTCATTTTTAGTCAGGTTGCCCCATGCCTCAACAGGATTGGAATTATTGTAAACCTGAATGTTGAATGTACCACCAGTTTCGTTGGTAATTACAACAGATGTGTTATTTCCATCCTGACCGGGGCTATCAGCAAGAACCGTAAAGGTTGGGGTTGTGCCAGCAGATGTTGGGCCAGTAAAGATACCAGCAGTATAAGCACCAACTGCGTCAGAACTTGTGCTTGGAGACATACCAGATTGAATGCTATTTGACAATCCAAATAGTACATCAGCTGTGCTGGCTGGTTTAACGCTAATCTTAGCGTCTCTACCGTATGTCATAGTTTTTAGAATGATGTTGTAGCCACCCTCGGTGACAGCTTCAAATCCTCCGGGAAGTTCTGCTGTGATGTAGTTATTGATTTCATCAACTACATCTTGAGTTGAATAAGGGCCACCACTTAGCAAAGTGGATAGGTCAACAACTTGGACAACATCATCGATGTTGACATTGTCAGTACCTTGAACCACAACTTGTAGGTTTAGGCTGCTAAGACCGCTAAAGTCCCAAGAGTCGGGAGATGTGTGTGAACCATCATCTGGATATTGCACAGCTGTGCCAGTTAGCACCGCAGGCTCCATGTCCGCACCTAGATAGACAGGGCTTCCGGGTCCAACAAGCATGTTTTGAACGCTAACAAACTCCAGAACTGCACTAGGTCCATATGCCCAAGTGGTCTTGATGCCAATTGTTGGGTATCCGGTTCCTTGCACGAAGAACTCGATGCCATCGACAGTAAAGTCAAGCTGGCTGTTCAGTTCATCAACCAGAGTACTTGTTGAATATGTTCCAGCAAGAACAACTAAGGTTTTTGCAGCTAGAACACCATTTAGCTTCCATCTGAAGAAGGTATCATCGGCAAAGGTTACTGAGTTGCCTACTGGAGAAGTGGCTGAGTAAACGCTAATTACCTGACCTGCTGGCAGAATAGGAGCGCTGGCACTCTCGGCGTAAGTGGGGCTTGCAATGTTTGTGTCAGCGACACGAACAATCACTACCTCATTACTGACCTGAAGTGCTAATTGGGCAGCATAAACCATATAAGGATCACCAGATTCAGGATGGGGATTGCCAAATATGCTTGCCAATTGTGTTAATGTTGAAATTGTTGTCGGTGTATTGATTGGCCCCTTCGAGGCAAACCCAACTAAACCGATGCGGTTCAAACTTGGTGTTGTTGGCACGAAGCTTAAATCTTTTTCGGTAATTCTTACCGAAGGACTGATTGTGTTGGAGGGAGGAAATCCCTTAAGTATTGCCATGTTTATCTCCTATACTTAAATGTCTGGTTGATATAAGACCAGCTTTTTCTGCTCTATCTATATATTCAGTTGATCTCTCTTCTTCTAAATGAAAAATATTTTTTCCGTTTCCTACTCCCGGAATGTTTAAAACTGTGAAGCTTTTTGGAGCAAGTCGAGACTTAATTATAAGCTGAACTGGATGTCTTTTGTTGTTTTTTATTTCTATCATTTCAGTTCCTCAACCGCATCTTCGAGTCTATGTAAAACTTCACTTATTTGGTCTTCATTCAAAGCGTTCACAATGTCAACCCTTGTCTTGAGAACCGCTTTCTCTCTCTTAATTGGTTGTGCAACATAAGTTTCTGCTGTTAAACCAAACTGAAATTTCACGACTCGCAAGGCCTGATCCCCCGGTTCCGTTTGTAGGTTATTTGCAATTGAACTTATTTTCACAGAAACTTCCCACAAAACGCCTCTTACTTTTATGTATGCCACAGGGCTAAATTTGGTAACAATTTGTTCCAATACCTGATTCATATCTTCTAAATGCATAGTCCATGCAATCAAAGTATATTCAATGTCTAATGGAATACCCCTTGCCACACCAAAAACAGTATCTCTTTCATATTTTTCTGAAGCTGTAAAATTTGGCTTTCCATCAGGACCAGTTAGCCAGTTAATCGCTTGGTGATATGTGTAACGAGTAGGTGCTATTGCATAGCCTGTACTGCTAATCGCAAGCATAGGAAGCTTAATTCTGTCAACAACTAATGTCTCGTCTTTTCTAACATTTTCTTGCACAACAGCAGCAACGGCCCGTTCCTGTGTAGCCCATATAATCGGAACTGGATGGGCTTTCCCATCTTCATCTAAAATCACAAGATTTCTAAACAAATCCATAACTGCTTCATCACAAGCACGAACAGATTTTGCATATCTGTAAATTGTATTTCTATTTGGAGTATTTAAATCATTTACAATTGCTCCCGTTTGCATCGGGTCACAATTGTTTTCTGTCCCCAATCCTATTTTTTTGGTAAATATGTCCGTTGTCCAATCTTGTCCAACATTCAAACCAATATTATTTTGATTGTCAGGTGGATTGGTATATCCCGGAGGCGGGTCTATGTTTTCTGAACGCCATTGAAACGACTGCTCCTTGATATCGTTTAAAGATTTTCCATAACTGTTAACATTTGGTCCAATTGGCTTCATAAAAATTCCTGTCTTTTATTTATTTATATTATAATGAAAAGTATTTTTAGATATCCGGGTGGAAAAAGCGTTTCTACCGTACAAAAAAGAATTTTAAAATATAAACCTAATGATATAAATGAATATCGTGAACCTTTTGTTGGTGGTGGGGGAATTTTCTTTGCTATGGACCCCATCCAAACAAGATGGATAAACGATATTGATAAAAATCTTATTTCCGTTTATTTGGCCCTTAGAGATAGGCCAGAAGATTTTATTGCCAAATGCAAGCAAATTGAACCTGAAAAACCAGACGAAGAAAAAGTATCTACTAAGCCGGGAGGCAAAGCCATTTACAATAAAAGACTTAAAGAAGTTTTTGATTATTTTGCTGAAAATGAATTGTGCGATCAAGCCTTGAGATATTTTTTCGTCAATAGAACCGTTTGGTATGGCAGAGTCAGATATGGCGTTAAATGTCAAATGTATTACAGCAAGCCAGAAGGATGGAATATAGTAAAAAAAGATTTGTTGGAAAAAGCTGCTGTACATCTTCAAAATGTAAAAATAACAAGTACAAATTACGAAGATTTATTATTGCAACCATCAGAAAATAATGTTTGGATATACTGTGATCCACCTTATTATGTGAATACAGAATTGCCTGAAAAATTAAAACTGTACGATAACAATTTTTCTTTTGATGATCATGCTAAATTTGCGGATGTATGCAAAAGCAGTCCCCATAAAATCTGTGTCAGTTACGATGACAGACCAGAAATATGGGAACTGTTTTCAGATAAGAAATTCAATTTTCATCGTGAGTCATGGTTCTATGGTGGCACATCAAGTGCTAAGTCTATAGAAAATCATATTTATATGGATGACAACAATGAAAAGGTTGGCAAGAAAGTTGGCAAAGAGTTAATCATTACTAACTACTAAGCCATAGGGGGAGCCCCTGCTGCACCACCAGCCATTCCTGCACCACCACCAATTGCCATTTGAGTGGTGCCTTCTCCGGGAGTTGCAGGCATTCCAGCTTGACCGCCTAAATCACCAGCCCCTTCGGGAGATTCCATACCAGCACCACCGGGAGGAACAGGAGACATGCCGTTGCCAGAGTCTTCAGGTTGTTCTTCCCCTTCTTGGCCTTCAACGCCCTCTTCTTCTCCACCTGTCATGCTCTTGATTAAGCTATTCAATTGAGAAACAAGCTCCTCAACTTGTGCGCCCTTTTCTTCGTCCATGCTCTTGAAATTGTCAACCATGCCTTGAAGTGATTCTAGAGCCTGATCAACAGATGACATGTCGAGTTCTCCTTCGCTTGGAGAGACATTGCTTTGATCTTCCTCAGAGCCTTGCTCAGGCTGGGCAGCAGCTTCGGCTGGAGGTGCCCCTTGAGCACCAGCAGGAGCCATGTCTCCAGCAGCAGCGTTAGGCATTCCAGCACCAGCAGGAACACCGCCTTGAGCAGGAGGAGCGCCAGCTGTAGCAGCCATAGGATCAGCCATCTCTTGTTCAAAAAGTTTCTTGGCTTGGATCACTCTGTAGAATTCATAAAAACTCTTCATGATATTTTACCTTTCTTAAACAATTTTATAATCAACATCAGGGCTTTTATTTACAGAAGTGCCACTAACATCATCTTCTTGGAATCTCTGACATATGAGTTGCAATCTAACAACACCATACATCTTAAACTCTCCAGTTTTTCTTTCTATAATTACCCAGTTTTCTTTTAAAAATGGGGTGAATAATCTTGATCCAATTTTTGGCACATGGCCTAAGTCTCTTAAAACTGCTCTATAATTAAGGTCAAATACCATTTCATCAGGTGAATCAATGCCAAATGCTGTTTGCATATTTTGACTTGGAACTGGCTCGTAAGTCGCATAAAGTTGGACTGGATGTGGGTTGAACATTTTTACCCTGCTTTCAAGGTAAATAGGATCAACATTATTAGTATCAATATAAAGTTCGTGATAAAATAGAGGAGTCCCGCCTATTTTTATAGACTCCTCATCCCAAGTATTAAACAGATCATGTTCAGGAAGCCCATCATCAAATTGCTGCCTTGATCCTGTGGGAGAATAGGGCAGTCCATCACTACGATATATCATTGCCCAATGTCCTTACAAAATCACGAACCAAATAAAATATATCAAGATTGTCGAACGATGTCGATTCAGATACTGCATGAGCATGAACATCATACCTTCTGCCCATAGCATATGCTTTTTCCCAGCTGTCTGGAGCATCAGCACAAGACTTGACCTTTGAGGCTGGATTTAAAGAAGACATAATTGTTCCAAAAATCCAAGTATCAAAAAGATTTGTAATTACTTTTTGTATAAAATCTTTGCTTGGGAAATCAGGCCTGAAAAACTTTTCTGCTAAATTATGTTTCTTTTCATCATCGGTATTTCCACTAATTGCCAACACCTGATCACAAGTAGCTCCTTTAGGAACTTTGCCAAGCATGCCGACTTTTTTCTGTTGCAAATCAGCAGCAGCTACCACACTAGCGGAATCATTTTTAGCAGCACAATCAAGGTTTGCAACATCAACGCCAAGTTTCATATTCTCATTGATTTCTTCACGATAATCAGATGGAAGCATACAGATTGCTTGTATTGGGGTCATGCAAGTTTTACCTTTGACCAAACCGAATAAACATCTTGCAGATATTGCCTTGAGCAAATTATCATCACTTACGACTTCGTCATAGCAATATTCCTCAAACTTAGAAATAATTTCTTCTCTAGCTCTTCTTTCGGTTGAAGCCCGTTGCACTTCAAAAGCCTTTTTGACACCGCCAATACCAACTTGATGTTTACCAAATCTACCGCCTTTTTCTTGTTTTTCTTTTTTGGCTTTTTGCTCTTCCTCACCTACTCCACGACCTGTAGGCTTGACTTCTAAAAGCGTCCATATTATTTTTTCGTATAGATCAGGCTGGGTCTGAATCATGTCCTTAATATACTCAGAAAAATAAAATGCATATGAGAAGTCTCTATATTTTGCAGCTTCTTCGGGTTTTTTATAAACATTGTTCAAATCAAAACTTTTTAGCTTTGATTGTGTTTGTTTGTAAAGATGGTCAAAGCATACTTTACTTTGTTTTAGGAATATTGGAATAAGCTGCTTTTTAAGTGTATCTGTTTTTTCTTCTTCTTGCTTTGCTATGATTCCACTTAAAACATCTCCTTCTCTCCCCGATACAGAAGCAGCCATTCCTTGGCCACCATCACCACCAGATACATCCAAAGATTGAACTGCTTTTCCTCCAAGTTGTTGTGCATCTTGAACATCTTGTTTTTGGGCAGACCAACCACCGCTGGCCAACACTTTGCCAAACATCGCCCTGCTTAAACCTTGTGGATTAGTTCCTAATGTTTTATTTAATAATTCATTTAAATCAGTAGACTTCGGAATATCATTCTTTATTATTCCATCAAGAGTTCCCACAACGCTTGTGATACCATCTCTCACAACTTTGGTTGATTTTGTATCATCAAATTTATCAGACAATGCATCAATGCCCTTGTCTTTGAATTCCTGTATAACAGCTAAATCAGTTGAAGATTTGATAAAATTGTTTCCAAGCTGCGTATTATGATTCAAAATAGCATTTGCGAATTCTTTTAACTTGCCATCATACCAAGCCAACATAGCCTCAAAACCATTGCTCTCAGAAATGACATTGACCCATTCCTTGAAACTCAAACCTTTTTGTATGCTCATGACAACCTCTATATATCTGATATTATATTTATTAAGCAAGTGATAAAGTTGGTGTGATTTGAATTTGTCCACCGCTAGATGGTAGAACAAAAGGGCCACCAGAGAACGATTCTGCCCACAATAATACAGCTGTTGGAGATGTTGTATCGACTACATAATAACCTGCAACAGATTCAGCAGCAGTAAATGAAAATGTTACATCTGGAGAGTAAGTAGCAGAGCTTGTTCCAGAGACAGTTGCAGCGGACCAGCCAGCTGGAACCATAGTAGCAGCAGCATATCCAGCAGCAGTTGCTTCAGTAAAAGATGCTGCGGTAAAGGCTTCATCAATTGTTCCCAATGGAGCCGTATACAATTTCATGACTTGATTTCTGCTTGGGAGAGAGGTAATATCACCAACTAATCTAATTAACATTTGCACTTCTGAGACATTTGGTACAACTAATGCCATAATTCCTCCGATTCTATTTTATTTATGTACTATATAAGAATAATGGTCATAAAAAATAAAGATGGAACTACATACCAACTTAGAAGACCTAATCCCATTATGGTACAACAAGATATTTGGACTGACTTTGAAATTCACAACATGCAATTTCAAGAAGAAACAGTCACCAATACTAATAAAGAAACTATCAAAAATAAAAAAAAGATAAATCTTGGTAAAACTGTTGTTGATAATAACAAAAACCAAGAAAATAGAGAAGTAGTTTCAGTTCAGTCAGCCCCCACTATCACAGAACCCCCAAAGACAATTATCCAAGAAAAACCCGTTGCAAAAGACCCAGAACCAGAGCAGAAAAAAATTGAAGATATAGAGGTTGAAAGAGCGCCAAGTATAAATGCAAGTTTATCGAATTATAAAAAGACAATTATTCATTGCCTACAATCAGAATCTAAAACACACATAGATGATTTGTATGGAGAAAGAAGTACAAAGGTAAAATACATCGGCAAGTTTACATTTGAAGCAATTTTAATTGATGAAGATGATTTCAAACTTGTTTTTTGGACGCATTTAAATAAAGTTACCAAGTATTCCGTTATCTACCCTCAAAATAAAGAGAAAAGATGGTGGAAAGTTAATCAAGTCAAGCAAGCCCCAGAAGGATATTTTATAAACTGCATTCCATCTGAGTATCATCCAAACTTTGATTAACATTTGGAACCACAACTGATTTGAATCCCATCTGTTCAAGTGCCTGCCTATGGTTATCAACAGATTTCATGTAACCTGCTTCATATATTTTACCAAGAAAATGACTTACGGCCTCAAGTTCTTGTTGATTAGCAATCCCAAGACAAATTTTGTAAACCACACCCATATAGTTTTTAGATGAATCTCCCAATAAACCTTTGAGAGATTCAGTCAAGGCCTGTGTGATCATAAAATGAACATATTGATTTGGTTGATTTGGTTCCATTACGAAGTCCTCACACTAACCTCATTTTCTAATTTATCAATAATTGGCTTCAAAATAATAAAGCTTGGATTATCTTTGAAGTAATTCTTGATCGAATTCAACAACTGCTCCATTTTTTGCTTAGAAAGCAGTTTTTTATTCAAGTTAGAAACAGATGTATATGCCCTAGTTGTCATAATCGCATCTGCCTTTTTGTTTTCAGCAGTTATGTCTCTAGCAACATTATTTATCTGTGTTTTAATTTCATCTGGTGTCTCTTCTGGATATTTCTTGCCAATTTTTTCGACAACTGATTTAGCAATCGCTTCGTAGTTCAATGGATTTGCATCCAATTGTTGTTTGAGCTCTTGCATAACTCCCAATCCCACGGGAGCAGCAGATGTGACGGTAGGTTTAACTATGTCAGATGGCGTTGCTGTTGGCGTTGCAGGGACTGGAGCAACATCAGGTGTTTCTCCAGCAATTTTTTGCATAAGACTAGCAGCTTCAGAAACATTATCTTTAATTTTCTCATTGATATGCCCGATGAGACTCTTGCTTAAGTCATCCTCATCACTATCTGGAGCAGCAGACATATACTTTTCACCAATGTCTGCAAGGAATGCATCTGTTTCTTCCTTAGCTTTGATGTTTGCTTGCAGATCATCTGCCATTACAA